AGAATTAGTGGACCCGGCAACATTGCTATTAAAAGGAGTTAAATTATGGGATACTACCCAGCCGCAATCATCATTACAAACACAGACACACATACTGGTCGTTTTGGCAAAGTACATTGTCTTGCTGCTGCAGAAGCAACTTTTGTTTCAGAGAACCTTACAGAAAATGGTTCATCAACTATCAATGGAATTACTATGGGTGTTGCCTCAGAAGTTGAAGGTATTATTACAAGTATCACTTTGGCAAGTGGTCAGGTGATTGCCTACAGAATCTAATGGGTATTGCTTCATCACTAAGAAAAGTTGCCAGCAAAGGTTTATCAAAACTTGGTGGAAATATAACTATTAGGCAAATAACTAATGGTTCATATAACACTACAACAGGAGTGGTTAGTGAAAGCAATAGTGATACTGTTGTAAAAGCAGTTATAGAAAATGTAAATAATTCTGAGGTGAATGACCAAATTCAAGCACAAGACAAAAAAATAACTATCTCTGCCGGTGATATTACATTTACACCTACACCAAAGGACAAAGTTTTAGTTAGTTCTGTAGTGTATAAAATAATTTCTGTTATAACCAATGAACAAAATAATACTGCACTTACATATGAATTATTTGTGAGGTCATAATGGCACGACAAATTAGATTAGACCAAATAGATGATTTAATGGCAGAAGCAGTGCAAAAATTAGTACAAAAAACAACATTGCGTTGGACAGAACTTTCTAAAAAAGCAACACCTGTAGGTGAAACTGGTAATTTGAGAAATGGTTGGAAAACTAATATACAAAAATTTAAAGGGACTATTATTAATAATGTTGAATATGCTGAACCAGTTATATATGGTTTATCATTACCACCTAGCTGGCAAGGCAAATATAGAACTAGAAAGCAAACAATAAAAGGTTTTCCTGAGTTACAAGCAAAACAATTAACTACACAATATATTCCAAATGAATTAAGAAAAATTATTAGGAGTATGTAATGGCAGCAACAGATTTAAATACAGTCAGACAAACTATAGAAGCAAGACTTGCTACAGAACTTGCAAGTAGTCCTGCAATCTCTGTTGTATTTAACAGTCAACCATTTGATTCAACAGCAGAAGATACTTTTGTGCAATGTATAACAAGTTTTGGAACTGGTGGTTATTTAACACAGGGCGGATCTGCTAACTCTACTAATAATGTTGTTGGTCTAGTTCTTTTAAATATTTTTACAGAGGAAGGTATTGGAGCAGGGTCTAATTACACAATTGGCAAAAGACTGCGTGACCTTTACAATAATATTACAGTTTCAAATGTTATTTTTGATTCACCAGTTGGACCAGAAGTTTTGGCATCTAGTCCAGAAGGCAAGTTTCAAACACAAATTAGAATTACATTTGAAATATATGAGGACCTTTAAATGGAAATTACTGAAAAAATGTTAGATGCTATCGAGGCTGTAAAAGGTAGGCGTGAACCTGCTTATTGGGATGGACGTTGCAAAAGATATATGGAAAACCAAGAAAATTTAAAAAAAGATGTGAAAAAACTCAAAAAAGGTTAAACTTAAATAAATACTTTCTTTTATTATGGCTATTAAAGGTGATGTAGGAAAAATTATGTTTGAAAACGCTGGCGGTACTGAAGCTGACGTTGGTCAAACAAGGTCTTGGTCTCTGTCTATTTCAAAAGACATTATGGAGACAACAAAGCAAGGTGATACATTTAAAACAAATATTGGTGGCTTAATTGCTGGTGAAGGTTCAGCAGAACTTTTATATGCTCCGGGTGAGACAGGAGCAGGTTATACAACATTTATTGATGATGTTTTAACAACAGGTGATAATGCTGATGCATTGTTTGAGTTATTTCCTGATAGTGCAACTTCGGCAAAAAAAATTAGTTTTGCTGGAATTATTACTAATGCTGAATATGGTGCAACTCTTGGTGAAGTTCAAATTATAAATATTAGTTTTACAACTAGCGGTACCATTACTTCAGCTATATAGTATATTAGTGTAATACAATTAATATTTTATGTCAGCAAAAAGAACAATAGACCTCTTGACTTCATCTTATGGTGATGAAATGTCAACCAGAAGAAAGTATGAATTTAAAAATTCTAAAGGAGAAAAAATTGTAGATTTATATTTTAAACCTTTAACAAGATACGACAGACAAAAAGCACAAAGTGCTACTGGTACAGATGAAGCTCTCACAGTTTCAACTCAATTACTTTGTCAAATGGCAGAGCTTGAAGATGGAACAAAGGCCTTTAGTATTGCAGATGCACCAAACTTACAAAGAGAACTGCCAGAAAATGTATTAAATGAAATTGAACTGTTTTTATTTAACATTAAACTTGATACAGATACAGCAAAAAAAGATTAAAGCGAGATAACTGGTTAAATTTTGAGTTTTTTCTCGCAACAGAATTAGGAAAGACATTAAAAGAATTAAGACAATTAATTACACAAGAAGAGTTGATATATTGGGCAGCTTATTACGAAAATAAACACGAAAAAGAAAAAAGACTTTATGCAAAAGCAAAAAACAGGTAGTATATAAGAAAGAGATTATTGTTTAACTTCAGTGGCAGAAAGTATAGTTACCTTAAGAGTTGAAGCAAGGAATGCAATATCCTCTTTAAATAAAACTTCACAAGCCACAAAAAATTTATCACGATCAGCAAAAGGTGCTACAACTTCTTTAACTGCAGCTTCAACTGCAGCAAAAGGATTAGGTGCCTCATTAGCTGCTTCACTTGGACCATTACTTACTGTAGGTGCTGCTTTTGCAACTGTAAGTAATGCAATAGGAACTTTTACAGCCAGAGAAAGAGATATTGCAATTTTAACTCAGGGTTTAAAAAATTTAGGTGCTGGAACTACTCAACTAAATGAATTACAAGAGGCGGCAGATAGATTAGGAAACCAAACTTTATTTAACCAAGAAGAATTTACAAGAGGGTTTAATTTATTAACAAGTTTCAGAAATATTGGGGTTGATGCATATTCAAGAGTTGCTCAAGCAGCAGCAGATATTGCACAAGTGAACCAAGTAGATGTTAATACGTCATTTATGCAATTAGCAAAAGCATTACAAGACCCTGAAAGAAATTTATCAAACTTAAATCGTTCTGGTATTGCTTTTACAAAACAACAAACAGAAGTAATAAAAGAGTTAATGAAAACTAATAAAACGGCAGAAGCTCATGCCATGATTTTAGGTATTGTTGAAGAAAGTTATAATAAATTATCACAAGCTGCTGCAGAAGGATTTGCTGGAAATGTTGATTCGTTAGGTGAAGCATTTAGAGATTTCTCAGAGACGTTAGGTAAGGCCTTAGAACCTGCTTTAATTGCAACAACAAAAGGTTTAACAGCTTTAATAAAGGCTGCAAATGATCTTTTTAAATCGCCACTTGGTAAAACAGCAGGGGTTTTTACAGCGATTGCTCTTGCAGCAAAAGGAGTTGCAATAGCATTACCACTTGTAAGTGCTGGTTTAATAAAAGTAGCTGCTGCTGGTGGTATAGCAACTATTGCTCTTAATGCAATACCTTTTGTTGCTATAGCTACTGGCTTAGGTCTTTTAACAACAGCATTTTTTAAATTTCGTGGTGAAAAAGAAAAATTTGATAATTTAGTTGCGACAGGTGGTGAAGCTGATCTTACTGCTGGAATAAAAGAACAAGAGAAAGTTGTAAAAGCCTTAGAAGGTCAACTTGAAAAAACAAACAAAAAAAGAGCTGGCCATGTTAAAAAAAGACTTGAAGAAGAACAAGCAGAGTTAAGAATGTTAAAGGGAAGATTAAAAACTGTTGAGTCTGATAAATTAATTGAGGAATCAGCAAACAAAATTGTAGAGCTTAAAAAAACCGAGACAGAATTAGAGGAACAAAAAAGTAAAAAATTTGCGGATTTCTTAAAAAAACAACAACTATCTAAGGAGTTGTTAGAAGCAAGTGTTAACGGAAATAGAGAAGAGATAGAGCTACAGCATGCAATAAATGCTGCTGTTGCAATTCACGGTGAAGCAAACAGACAAAAAATAACAGATATTTTAACAGCAAATGCTGGTTTAGAAGATCAAGTAGACAAACTTAAAGAAACAGGTGATGCTGCAGAAGGTTTAAGTGATGTTTTTGCCGAGATAGGAGACACAATTGGTTCACAAATATCTGATGCTTTAGTAAGTGCAATTAATGGTACTAAATCATTAGGGGAGGCTGCAAAATCAATTGTAAATGACTTAGCAAATTCATTATTAAAACTTGGCATAAATACATTACTAAAAACGACAGGCTTTGGTATATTTTCTAATTTGCCGGGCTTTGCTAATGGTGGTAGACCTCCTGTGGGTAGGGCTTCTGTTGTAGGTGAGAAAGGACCAGAATTATTTGTACCTTCTTCTGCTGGTACTATAATTCCAAATAATAAAATGGGTGGTGGCGTTACTAATAATATTGTTGTTAATGTAGATGCATCTGGTTCTAATGTTGAAGGCAATGAACAACAAGGTAAAGAACTTGGTGTTGCATTATCGGCAGCGATAGAATCTGAATTACTTAAACAAAAAAGACCCGGAGGTTTACTTGCATAATGGCTACTTTCCCCTCAATAAGCCCAACATACGGAGTCCAAAAAAGATCCGCACCAAATACTAAAACAGTTAAATTTGCAGATGGTTTTGAACATAGATTATTATTTGGACTTGAACAACATCAAAATCCTAAAATTTATAATCTTACTTTTGAAGTATCTGAAACAGACGCAGATACTATCGAAACATTTTTAGATGCAAGAGCAAATGATAGTGCAAGTTTTAATTTCACCCCACCAGCCGAATCAAGTTCCTCAAAATTTGTATGCGAATCATGGAATAAATCTATACCTTATTTAAATAGAGCAAAAATACAAGTAACATTCAGGGAAGTGTTTGAACCATGAGTACTGCTAAGTATATAAGTGAGCTACAAAATGTCAATCCTAGTGCTGTTATAGAACTTTTTGAATTAGAACTAAAGCAAGCATTGCATGGTTCAAGTCAAACTTATTATTTTCATAATGGTTCTAATTTAAATTTTAACCGTGAAATTATATGGAACGGTAATAGTTATCAAAGATTTCCAGTACAAGTAGAAGGTTTTGAGTACAAAGGTGGTCAATTACCACGACCTACCTTGACTGTTAGTAATGCAACTGGATTTATGAGTGCTTTACTTATTGATGTTAATGAAACTACTGCTGGTAATGATTTAATTGGTGCAGTTTTTACAAGAAGAAGAACAAATGTAAAATTTTTATCAAATGATAATTTCGTTGGGGACAATCCATCTAATGCTGTTGATGAATCTGTAGAGGATGCAAAGCAAATATTTACGGTTGCAAGGAAATCAACAGAGAATAGAGAAATCGTACAGTTTGAATTGGCTGCTGCATTAGACATGGCAAATGTAAGATGTCCTAATAGAATATGCACTAGAAAAGATTTTCCTTCTATTGGTACGTTTGTAGGATGAATTGGAAAGAATCTGCTCTTATTCATGCAAAAGAAGAAGATCCTAAAGAGTCTTGTGGTCTTCTGTTAAATATTAAGGGTAAAGAAAGTTATCATGCTTGTCGTAATCTTTCATTAACAGATCATCAGTGTTTTATTTTAGACCCAGAAGATTATGTAAAGGCTGATGATAAAGGTGAAATTATTGCAGTAATTCATAGTCATCCAAATAATTTACCTATTGCAAGTCAAGCAGATAAAGTAAGCTGTGAACAAAGTGGATTAGCATGGCATATTGTCAATCCTAAAACAGAAGAATGGGGTTATTGCGAGCCTACAGGTTACAAAGCACCATTACTAGGTAGGCAATGGGTTTGGGCTGTTACAGATTGTTGGTCGTTAGTTGTTGATTGGTATAAAGAAGTTAAAGATATAAAGTTACAAGATTATAAAAGACCTATTACACCTCAAGAATTTTATGACAATCCATTATTAGAAACACGTTTACCCGAAAGAGGTTTTAGGTTATTGCGACCAGACGAAGCGTTAATAGATGGAGATGTATTGGCAATGAGCATTTTTAATAAACATTTAAATCACGTTGCTATTTTCTTAAAGGGGGAAGTTTTACATCATTTAACAGATAGACTATCTTGTAGAGAGCCTTATTCTGCTTGGCTGCAAAAATGTACAGGGGCAAAGTATCGTTATGTTGACTAAATTAAAACTTTATGGTGATTTAGGTAAATTTATAGGGCATAAAGAATTTGATATTCATGCTAATACTGTTGCAAAGGCAGTAAGTTTTTTAATTAATAACTTTCCGCAAGCAGAAGCATATATGAATCATAGGAATTATGCAGTATTAGTAAATAATATTGAGATTGATGAGACTGAATTACATGACTTGTCAGGCACTCAGGAAATTAAATTTATTCCTGTTATTAGTGGTGCTGGTAGTGGTTTTGGTAAATTTATCACTGGTGCGCTGCTAATTGGTGTCGCCTTTGCTACTGCTGGAACTTCTGTTGCTGCTGCCGGTGGTTTGTTTAGTAAAGCTGGTTTTGCTGCTGCTGGTGGTTTGACCAAAGCTGCTGTTGGTATCGGTGCATCTTTGGCTTTATCAGGTGTTAGTGAAATGCTTTTTCCTGTACCAGACAACGACATGGAGGGAGATCCAAGAATTTCTTTTAGTTTTACTGGCCTTCAAAATACCTCAAGGGCAGGTACTCCTGTCCCAATTTGTTACGGAGAAATCTTGACTGGCTCAGTCGTGATCAGTGCAGATATTACAACTGATGAGGTAGAGGCATGACTGAAAATATTATTAGAGGTTCTCTTTTTGGATTGTTTGGTAGTGGTCCAAAAAAACCTAAAATAACACCAGATAACTTAAACTCTAGACAACAACTCAGGGTTTTAGATTTAATATCAGAAGGAGAAATAGAAGGTTTTGCTAGTCCATCAAAAGAAGGACTTACACAGGGAACTACTGCTTATAATAATGCCTGTTTAAAGGATGTTTTTCTTAGTAATACTCAGGTATTACAATCGTCTGCTGATTCTGCAAGTCCTAACGGTAGTGATTTTAATTTTGCGGATGTAAATTTTGATTTAAGATTTGGTACATCTAATCAAACAAAAATAGCAGGGGTACAGGCAACTGGTTCGCCTGTAACTGTTGGAGTGCAAGTTGATGATAAGTTAGCTAATGGAAATGAATCAGATGGAATTACTAGAACAATTACAGATAGTGAGGTAGATCAGGTAAGAGTTATTTTAGATTTTCCTACAATACAAAAACAAACTTCAAAAGGTGATATAAAAGGTTCAAGTGTAAGATTAAAAATACGAGTTAAATATAATAATGAAACTGAATTTACAACAATTATAGATAATACTGTAAAAGGTAGAACTGCTGACTTATACCAAAGAAGCTATCTTCTTAATTTAGATGGCACTTTTCCTGTCGATATAAATGTTTTACGAATAACAAAAGATGCAACTGTAGGAGGAAGAACACAAAATGCATTTTCTTGGAACTCATACATACCATTAAAAGACGACAATCTTACATATCTTAATAGTGCATACGCTTCCTTAAAATTTGATTCAAAACAATTTAGTTCTGTACCTCCTCGAACTTTTCGTGTAAGAGGAATAAAAGTAAGAATCCCCGGTGCTGGTGCTAATAGTTCTGGAACTCCAACTGTTGATAGTGCTACTGGCCGTATTGTCTATCCAGCTAATTATATTTTTAACGGAACTATGGGTGCTGCAGTTTGGTGTTCATGCCCAGCGTTCGTACTACTCGACCTTATGGTAAATAAACGCTATGGATTTGGAACTCATTTAGCACCTGATCAAACAACAGATGCAAAATTATATGAGAACATTGATTTGTTTTCTTATTTTAATGCAAGTAAGTTTGCAAATACATTAGTTAGTGATGGCACGGACACTGGAACAGAAGCACGTTTTAGTTGCAACGTATCTATTCAAAATTCAAATGATGCCTACAAATTAATAAACGAATTAGCTGGTGTAATGCGATGCATGCCTATTTGGTCTGCTGGTTCTATATCTCTTGCACAAGACGAACCAAAAGATCCTAGTTATTTATTTAACTTGTCTAATATTACTGAAGGTGGTTTTAGTTACTCAGGTAGTGATTTAAAAACTAGAAGCACAGTCATAAACGTGTCCTACTTAAACATGGAGACAAGAGAGATTGATTATGAAACTATTGGAGATAATGTAGATTCAACTAAATCTGACTTTATACAGGCAGATAAAGATAGACAGGATAAATATGGAGTAGTTGTTAAAAATATAAAAGCATTTGCCTGTACAAGTGCTTCTCAAGCCAGAAGATTAGCAAAATCAATTTTATTTAGTCAGGAAAGAGAATCTGAAGTTGTTACTTTTTCAACTTCAATAGACACTGGCGTTATAGTAAGACCTAATTCTGTAATAGAAATTGCTGATCCTGTTAGGTCTGGAAAAAGAAGAGGAGGCAGAGTAAAAACTGCTACAACTACAGCTATTACTATTGATAATATAGGTTCAGTAAATATACAAACTATTACTTTAGGTACAAATCCTAAGATATCTGTCGTTCTTCCTGATGGAACGATGGAAACGAGAACTGTTACAGATTGCACAGATGGGGTATTTACAGTAGATACTGCATTCTCACAAACTCCAAATGTAAATACGGTTTGGTTATTTCAAAATGATGATATTCAGTCACAACTATTTAGGGTTATAACTGTTAGTGAAAGTGATGGCGTAGCTTATACAATTACAGCTTTATCTTATATAAGTAATAAATATACTGCTATTGAAGAGGATGATCCAATAGCAACTAGAGATATAACAATATTTAATAACCCTGTAGAACCTCCAACAAGTTTAAAAGCTAGTGAACATATAGTGGCAATTAATGGTAAAGCAGTTTCAAAAATTATTGTTACTTGGCAAGCTGCTGCCAATGTAAACGAATATCAAATAAATTACAGATTAGATGAAAATAATTTCACAAGTTTTAGAGTTTTAAGTAATGATTTTGAAATTTTTAATTCAGATGCTGGTACTTATGAAATAGAAGTATTTTCATATACTACTGCGGGAGAAATAAGTTCTACCGCAGCAACTATTAACTTTGAAGCAGTAGGAAAAACAGCACCTCCAACAGACTTAACAGGTTTATCTATGGAACCTGTTAATGATAAAGACGTAAGACTTAGATGGGATTTACACCCTGATGTTGATGTTATTCATGGTGGTCAAATATATGTACGTCACAATTTAAAGTCAGATGGAACTGGTACGTTTCAAAACTCTACTAATTTAATACCTGCACTAGCTGGTAACTCAACTTTTGCAGTTGTCCCTGCATTAGAAGGTGAGTATATTTTGAAAGCAAGGGACGACACAGGTAATTTTAGTACAGGTGAAACAAGTGTTGTATTAGACATACCAGAAGAAATAAAACCACTACAAGTTTTAACTAGAAGAGAGGATCTTGATAGCCCACTTTTTCAAGGTGTTAAAAGTGCCACTGTTGAATTTAGTGAAGACTTAGGTGCTATTGATCTTATATCAACTGGTTTATTTGAAGATATTGCTGACTTTGCTGCTCTTTCATCTTTAGCAGATTTTGGTGCGGTTGCATCAGAAGGTACTTATGATTTTGGAGGTACAGCAGGTGGAACAGTTTTAGATTTAGGTGCTGTCTATAATCTTGAATTGAAAAGACATGTTGTTTCTGATGCTTTTAATCCCAATAATGTTTTTGATTTTATTGTAGATGTAGATAGTTTGGATAATTTTGATGGAGTAGAAGCGTTTGATGCGAATGCTGAACTATTGGTAAGATCGTCTGGAAATCCCTCTAATACTTCTAAAACTGGTACCTATAGTCAAACTGGAACAACTGAAGTAACCATGAATATTAATGGTCATAATTTTAAAGTAAATAATCTCGTTACTTGTGATTTTACTAGCGGCACTGCAACAGATGGTGAATTTCAGATTACATCAATTACAAATGCAGATCAGTTTAAAATTGCAGTTACAGATGTTGTTACATCTAGTGGAAATGTTACTTGTGGTGCTGACTATTCACCTTTTGCTAGTTTTGCTAATGGTCGATTCAAGGGACAATCTTTTAAATTTAGAGCAAAATTAACAAGTAATGACCCAAACCAAGATGTTAAGGTAACAGAATTAGGTTACACAGCCAGCTTTCCAAGAAGAACAGAACAAAGCACAACAAACATTGCTTCTGGTGCTGGTGCAAAAGCTATTACTTTTGAAAATGAATATTTCACAGGAACTTCTGCTTTAGGTGGTGTTAATAGTACACTTCCCTCTATTGGTATTACTGCGCAAAATTTAGCTAGTGGTGACTTTTTTGAGATTACTAATATAACTGGTGCCGGATTTACTGTTACCTTTAAAAACAGTTCTGGCAGCGCTGTTGATAGAAATTTTGGATTTACGGCTGTTGGATTTGGCAAAAAAGGGTAGAATGAACCTATTATTACTTAATTAAGATGGCTAGAGTAGACAGTACTGGCGGTTCGGGCTATGTAATAGATAATGGAACTGGCTTAAATGTCAGAACAAAATTAAATCAAATAAGTGCTGCAATAAATTCTCTTAATAGTGGAACAGGTGATCCAACAATAAATACAGCTTTTCAACCGCATATAAATACAAGTACAAGTGAATTAAAAATAAGAAATGCAGCAAATGATGGATATGTAACTTTAGGAAAAATAAACGAAGCTAATTTTGGATTATTACCTTTAACAGGCGGTACATTAACTGGGACGTTAACTCATAGCTATACAGGTGCAATGCGTCTACCGATAGGAACTACAGCACAAAGGCCGGGAAGTCCTTCTGCTGGTGATTTTAGATATAACAGCACAATAAATAATATTGAATTTTATAACGGATCTAGTTTTATAAGTAGTGGCATAGCTGCTGGTTCAATAGTTAATGCTGATGTAAGTAGTAGTGCTGCTATTGCTGCAACCAAACTGTCTTTTACGCAAACAGGAACTGGTGCTAGTGCTAGAACTGTAACCAGTAGATTTCAAGATACAATATCAGTTAAAGATTTTGGTGCTGTAGGTGATGGAAGTACAAATGATACCGCTGCAATTCAAGCTGCTTTAAATCAGGGTGCAGTTGCAGGTGTTAGTGTTTATTTACCTGCTGGCACTTATCAAGTTGAAGATACCATTAACATAAAAAGCAATAATCATTTCTTTGGTGCTGGTGAAGCAAGCATTATTAGAATGAAAAGTACAATCGGTAGAGAAACGACATTGGTTCGTACAGGTAGTAGAGATAACAAGATAAAAAATGTAATTATTGAACATATGACTCTAGACTTTAACAAAGCTAGACATACTGTCACTGGTGGTACACAACCTACTGATCCTCGTATTAATGATGGTGCTACATTAGCTTCAGACGCTGCTAACTTTTCAAGTACTTTTACTGTTAATGGTGGGAGTGATGATTTTTCAGGTTCAGGTGGTGATGTTTTTCAAGATATAAACCAAACTACTTTATGTATTTGTTTTAGTGAGGATGTTCTTATTAATAATGTAAGAGCTTTAAACGGATATAAACATTGCATTGATATTACTTCTCCAAAATATAGACATAGTAACGCTACTACTTCTGATGCTAATTTTTTATCAGGTGGTGCTACTTCTTTGCAGTCAGCACAAATTTACGACACAGTAAGACAAGAAGGTACTTCTAGCAAATCTGATGGTAGTTTTACACTTACAATAACTATAAGTGGAGGACATGGGTATAGTGTTGGAGATCAAGTTTATTTAGGTTTAAGTGGTACAACTTTTGATGGTATTCACAAGATAGCTACTGTTCCATCTACAACTACATTTACCGTAGAATTACTTCGATCAGATGAAACTATCAGTGGTGATTGTCATGTAATACAAGATCAAGGTTCAAAACGTGTTACCTTACAAAACTGTTATGCAAAAGGGGCTGGTGACGATAATATAACCACACACTTTTCTACCGATATATTAATAACTGGCTGTCATTCCGAATACCCATGCGGTAGTCAAATTCCACAAAACTCTAACTGTTTTGAAATAGATGATGGAAGTCGTAATGTAACAGTAACTAATTGCATTGCTAATAACGGCAATAAAGGTTTTCAAATTAAAGGACATCGTTATGCACCCGCACCATATAATGTGACTGTAGATGGTTTGAGAATAACTAATTGTGCCGAAAGCATTGATATTAAACATCAAGGTTATGGAGCAACAGCTTCTGCCGGTAGTAATTTTGATAATTTACTAAATGCTTGGGGTGGTGGTCAAACAATAAGCAATCCGATTCATCAGATTAGACAGGGCAGTATTACATACACAGGTGCAAGTCCTACAGCAAAAAATATATCTCTTTCAAATGTTCAAATTATTGCTCCAACAGGTTATAGGCCAGATTCAAATTATGGTACTACAGGATTAATAAAAGCAGATAAACAGATACAATTATATGCTTACGAAGGTGTTATGTTTTCTAATATTATGATTAACGATGGTCGTTTTGATTTAGCTGGTGATCAAAACTTAGCTTTATCTACATTAGCTGAAGTTACAAATAGTGGGACTAGAACAGAGGAATCTGACGATGCTGGTCTTGATGAAGTAGTACATATTCTTTATGGAGCGCAAAATGTAAGTTTTAAAAATTTATCCATACATGGATTTAGAAGTTCTAACATGGGCATAGAAGTTTCAAGTTCACTTTTACAACATTTGTCACTAGATGGATTTTTTGTTATAGATGGACCTAATACAGCGGCACAATTTAATGAATCAGATGGTACAAATAATGTTGTAGTATTAGATAATTTTATGATTTTAAGACCCGAAACAGCATCCGCTGTTGTTGGTTCTGTTGGTGTACACAATAACGGATTAGGGCCTAGTTTTATACAAGGTAATGGAAGTATTGTTCGTTATGAAACTGAAGTTAAAACCACTGGAAGCTAATTTAAATTATGATTTTTTGCTTTTATTCTAGCTTCAACTTAAAATACTACTAAACAAGAAAAGTAATGGCAGTAGCAACAGATTACGTTATAGCAAATGGAACAGGAACTAGCGTTCTTGCGGATCTTAATGCTGTTTATGCTGCGATAGTTAGTAATAATTCAAGCAATAGCGAACCACCGACAAAATACGCTTACATGTTATGGGCAGACACCTCTGCTAATTTATTAAAAATAAGAAATTCTGGGAATGATGCGTGGATTACTTTATTTAGTTTAGCTGGTGGTGTTGATGTAGATGCTGCAAGTAATTTTAATGAGGATGTAACTTTTACAGGTGCAAGTGCAAATATAGTATTTGATAAAAGTGATAGTGCTTTAGAATTTGCTGATAATGCCAAAGCAGTTTTTGGAGGTTCAGGAGATCTTGAGATATTTCATAATGCTAGTGATTCGGTAATAAATGATTCTGGGACAGGTAGTATAAAACTTCAGTTAGCTGGGACAACAAAAGCAGAAGTAGTTTCTGCTGGGGTGACAGTATCAGGCAATGTTACAGCAACAACTTTTGTAGGTGATATTGACGCTAATAATGGAGATTTTGACGGAACACTTGAGGCTGATGCAATAACTGTTGGAGGTGTTGCTTTAAATGAGTTTATTTCTGACACTGTTGGAGCAATGGTTTCAAGTAACACAGAAAGTAATATTACTGTTACTTATCAAGACTCGGATAATACTTTAGATTTTTCTGTTGGCACGTTAAATCAAGACACAACAGGATCAGCAGCAACACTTACAACAGCTAGAACTATCGGTGGAGTAAGTTTTGATGGATCAGCAAACATAAATCTTCCTGGTGTAAATACTACTGGAAACCAAAACACTTCTGGAACATCTGGTGGGTTTACTGCTGGTAATGCTTCAAATCTTAATTCTGGAACAATACCTGATGCAAGATTCCCTGCAACTTTACCAGCAATCAGTGGTGCTAATTTAACAAACTTACCAGCAGGTAGTAGCACTTTTAATACTGACATTACCTTTAATGGTGATAATTACAACATGCTCTGGGATAAGTCAGACAATGAACTTAAGTTTTATGATAATGCTAAAGCTGCATTCGGAACTGGTTCAGACCTAACTATTTATCATGATGGAAGTCATAGCAGAATTGCAGATACAGGAACAGGATTTTTAGTTATTCAAACCAGCAGATTGCAGGTTAATAATGCTGCTAGTAACGAAGAAATGATAGTAGCTGGTGAGAATGGAGCAGTACAACTTTTCTATGACAACAGTAAAAAGCTTGAAACAACAAGTTCGGGACTTACTGTTAGTGGTAATGCTGATATTAGTGGTTCTATATCAATACCTGATAGTGAGAAAGCTATTTTTGGTGGAGGGCAGGACCTGCAAATTTTTCACTCTGGCTCAGAATCATTTATTACGAATACCACTGGTACTTTAAAAATACAAACTCAGGTAAATATTGATAAGTCAGGTGGCAGTGAACATATTGCAAGATTTATACCTGATGGAGGCGTAGAGCTATATTTTAATGGTACAAAGCATTTTGAGACAACCTCGGCGGGAGCTACACTTACAGGTAATTTATCAATGCCTTCTGGAAATGGTATTGACTTTAGTGCTGTTAGTGATGGTAGTAGGTCGGTAAGTACTGATGGTAATAAATTAGATGATTATGAAGAAGGCGATTGGACTCCTCAATTATATGGAGGTTCAAATCAAGCATCAGGTTATAACATTCAAGATGGATCTTATACAAAAATAGGAAGGATGGTTCATATTAGTTTTGGTATAGAAATAACAGGTAAAGGTAGTATGTCAGGTGACTTACACGTAAGAGCATTGCCTTTTGATGTTGAAGGTCTTATAGGAGCTACAAGTATTGAACATAGTGGTATTTGTGGTTATTGGAGTAATGTAGATCCAAATTCATCACACATAACTCTTATTGCAGATCAGGCTGATTATATATATTTAAGACATACAGTCGGAGCTGAAGACAACCCAGACCAGATGCAAGCTTCAGATATTGACAGTGACTTTACCTGTCGTGGTTCTATTACATACTACACAGCAACTTAGACCGTAGCTACGTCTATAAGCTAAGCCTAAACCTGTTTTAATCGGAGATTAATCCTAATGGCATTAACTGAATCTATTGAATACGACAAAATAGAGGTCGTTGGCACATATAAGGCTATACAAGTTCGTAAAGCAACTGTTATCAAAAAAGATGGCACAGAACTTACAAGATCTTATGAAAGATATACTTTAACTTGTGGATCGTTAGACGCTTCTGATAATTTAGTAGACAATCCACTGGATAAGGAACCTGATGGAGTTACTGCAATCCCTGATGAAGTAAAAAACATTTGTGGTATTGTTTGGACTGATGCACTAAAATCAACTTATAAAGCTTTTTTAATAGCAAATAAACCAACTTAAATACATATGACAAAACCTACAACAGATAAGCTGCAACTTGAACTAAAAGAAAACCAACAAAAATTACAACAGTTAACACAAATGACAAACGGTTTACAAATAAGAAATATTCAAATTGAGGCTATACTTGCAGATCGTTTAACTGATTTTTCAAAACAAGATAAAGAACAAGTAAAAGAAGATGCAGCGAAACTTTATGGCAAAATTAGTTAATCTTATTTTGCATTTGTCTTGTCATCATTCCTGTTATTAAATATAAAGGAGCTATTGTTGGTATTATGATCAGCATTGATATAATAAGACCATGACTTATTGCTCGGAGGATAGCTTCTTTTACCATGTTTAATAAGATTTGTCAGGTGGCTTCATTATTGTCTCTTTTGCTTTCTGGGTCAATGGCGACTTTTGGCTATGTTGCAATTCGCTATATGAAAAGCCCTGAGTTTGAAAGAGAATTAAAAAATAAAGTTATGGGCAGTTTACAAGAAAAGATAAAAAAACAAATACCTCTACAGATGCCAAAGATAACAGGACCATCTTTGCCTTTATAATTTATGGAAATAAAGGATATAAATATTCCAGATATTTATATCCCAGATGTATATAGTTTTCATAATCAAACAGAAGCAATTCCCTTAGATATAAACGTACCCGGCTGTACATATCAGCATAGAGATATAAAAAATACTGGTAATATTAATCTTTTACTTGATGACCCTAATGGAGTGTTTTTTACTTGTGATGCACCATTTCCTAGTTTTAACCCTATGGATTATCAACCTAATAATTTGATATTGTCAGAAGACGCACCTATAAATATGAGTGAACCAGAAATACCAGAAACAAAACAAGAAGAAGTAAAGATACCTGAAAATCAAAAAGATGACTTTTTTATAGAATGTCCATCAGAAGTTGACCAAA